TAAGTTTGTCTTCTAGAGCGATTATCTTTACGTGTATTGGTTCTTTTAAGATTTGCTGCTATCTTCCTATTATCAAGTGACCAATCCTCATATTTACGTGTGCGTTTACTTTGATATTTATTACGTGTTTTAGAGAATTTTTTATAATCCCTAGCTCTATTTATAGACGTTCTTGCCCCTGCTGTTTTCTTGAATTTACCAGAAGAGAATGTAGGAGATATATTATTAGACTTCATAAATATAGAATTGGCAATAACAAATGTTGCTCTATCAATAAAATTTGCTCTTGCTGTATTTGATTTAAGTTTAGCAAAATTCTGTAATGTATATTGATGTTTACCATTTCCTTTTTTATCTTGATTATATATTCCTTTATTAACATACCATCTTCTAATCCTTGAAATATTTGGAAATCTTGGCTTGAAAGTTCCTTCATATTTATTAACCATTTCATCTGTTAATGAGTTCATTTCTATATGCATAAGAACCTTATTATATTGTGTAAGAACTTCTGATATACATTTATTATACATTTTTGTGTTTACTTGATATTTTTTAAGATATGCTTTTTGATTATTATCTCCAAATAAATCATTAAAAGTTTCAGGATCTAATGCTTTCTTTAAACTATTCCATTGTATAGGTTTTGTAAATTGTTGACTAAATTTATGTATTTCACCCTTTTTAACTTTAAATGATTGACGATAACCATATCCTATACGAGATATAGGTAATCCAGTACCATGTATTTTGGTACTTCTGTTTACTCTACTTGCTGATGCAGGATTATATTTTTTATCTCCATATTCTTTAAGATATTCATTATACCATTTATTCCACCATTTAGGTTTTAATTTCTCTGTACCCCTACCGTTTGGATCTGAATCCATTGCACTAAGATATTTTTCTGCCTGTCTTGATTTTCTTACTCTATGTGGTATATTTGACCCTATTGATTTTTTACTTCTTAACCATGAAGGAAATCCCATATCAGCTTTCAATTTCTCTTGTAGAAAATCCCTACGTATATGTAATCTCACTGAGAGAGTTCTTTCATCAAATGAAAGATATACAGGTATGAAATCGATACCTTTTTCCAAAGTAAACCTAGTATAAAAATCTTGATTTGTTTTTTTTACAAGAGTTGTTAATACCGTTCTATATAATGCTAATTTTTTTCTATCTATACCACGTTGTGGTAAAAGGCGTAATGGTATATCAGTTTCTAAATCTTGCATACCAGCAATTATTAATTCTTCTATTGTTGCATCTTCTAATGTAAGAGTTCTATATTCTTTTGCTTGAAGTTCTTTAGGAATATTTACCATTATGGTATAAAGAATAATTCTCTACGATTGTCAACACAATTCTCTATATCTGCTCTCCAATCTGACTTTGAGCCTTCAAAGCTAGCCCCATCTCCTCCTGTTGGAAGTATGTCCATTCTAAAACTAGAGTTTAAGAGATCTATTGCTGTAAGTTTAATACATGCATCTCCGATATCAAGTGGAACAGTTGCATCACCATAACGATAAGTAACTCTTATCCTGTGTTTTCTGATAATTGTAAATATGTAACCTCTAAGGAATAATTTGCCGTAAACTGGTTCAAAATCATACCATTGACTATTACCCATAATATCAGTATATGTACTTCCTGAACCTTCCCAAACTTCTATTTTGTCTCCTTCTGCTGCACTTAAATCTCTACAATTTCTATGTTGTAAGAATAATGGTGTACCCCATCCATAAGTGTATAATAATGGTAAATCATGAACTTCTCTTGATATCTGTTTATTTCTTCCAAAAGTATGACCTATACGTCTGTCAAGTTCCTCTTCTTTTCTGTTTATAATTTTCTCGACTTGAGCCTTGTTTGGAGTAGTAGTAGAAGTGATAGGAACACGAAGAAAATCTGAGACATCTGCTACACTGCAATAAGTTACTACCATGAATATATAAATGTTTGTTCTTATTTAAATATTATTAAATATTCTGCATCGCCAGTTATGTCTGCATAAATACCTGCTTCAAAACGTCTATTTATATTACCTAAATCTTGAACTGCTTCACCATATACGGTAAATTCAACTGCTGCACCACTAACAATACCATTTTTTAATTCTATTTTAGAACCAGATGTTCCTGACTTTGTTACTTTGACTCCAACAATAACACCATGTGCTCCTTTTACTACTCCGTCAGAGTTGATATTAGCAACATTATGGTTTAGTTCTACCATGTTTAATTGTGTATCCAGTCATATATAAACATTATTAAAAAAGAAAAAAAATGGTTAGAAACCAATTACTCTAATACGAATAGTCATACTATTGACTGCTGTATCAGAAGCATCCAATTCCTCAAGGGCTACAACTGTTGCTGTAGCACTTGTTGGTGTGTGACCATAAGCCTTAAGTTTACCAGTGGCTGCTGCTCCAGCTGCTGCTGGGGCATATTGTAAAAGTAGTCCTTTGTTACAATGGAGTATTTCTGCTCCTATAACAGTACTAATTCTACCACCCAAAGAAAGATCGACAGTATTACCATTAGTAGCATAATTGTCAGATGCACCATAGGTAACATCAACAATGGTTGACTTTAATTTGGAAGTCAGTTCAGCTTGTATGGATAGTGTCTTTCCTGTAAGACTTTTATGGTCGGCATTGTGTGCGATTGTGATTGCCATGTAATGAATGATAATTAATTATATATAAAGTTTAGTATAAAAAAGAGGTATTACTACCTTACATCGAAGAATATTTTCTGGTTATCACTGCCTACATCGATTTCAATATAATAATCGCCTGCTACTTGAGTTGTTGGAATACTCCAAGCCCATGCAAGTACGGTATTATCTCTGACTTCGATTCTTCTATCTTTTATTTCATCGTTAGTATCATCATTCCAAATCTCATAATAGAGATAATTGGCATCTGAATCTATCGTTGCATAAAAGTAGACAATATCACCTTGATCAAATCTGTCTTCTGATTCTTCACCATCACTGGTGTAGAATGTCAAAATTTCATCATCATTAGAACTTGTACTAGTTACTGGTTCAGTCTCTAGTAATTTAATTCTGTTGTCCAATGAAACTATAGTTTGGCTTTGTTGATTTATCCTGTTCTCCAATTTAACAAACGAAACTTTCAAAACCGATATATCTTTCGATTCATCAGCCACTTGTGTTTTTAAGGAGTCCCATTCACCTGATTGGGTGATGGTATTTTTTACAAATTGCTTGTTGTTCAACTCTAATTGAGTACTTACAATACTTTCAAAATCAAATTCTTCGGTATCTGGTACTGGATTATAAGCCAATGCAACAATTAATGCAATAATTGATAATCCACCAATAGCATATACTTTGTATGTCATTACCACAACTGCTATTCATCTCTATATAAATGTAATGGTGTTAATTAACTGTTAATTAACCTATATTAATCAATATAATGATATATCTATAATAAAGTGTTAGCTAAGGCGTGAAAAAGTTAATTAAGTTAATTAAGCTAAGTTAGCTAACTTTTTAGAAACCAAAGGTTAAGGGAAGTAAAAAAAATAAAAAAAAGTTTTTTGGTTCGACTAGAGTTTAATATCTCTAATTTTACCTTGTGATTTGAAGTGACGACAAACAGTTTCACCCATTGTTCTGTAAACACCTTTCTCAACGAAAGCGTTGTTCACGAATGGATAAGCTGGTGTTCTACGTGTTGCTTCATAGTACTCAGTTGGGATTGCGACTTGAATTCCAATTCTTGGATATCCGTAACCTTCTGCATCAGAAGTATCTAATGCAAATAGTCTTCCTACCTCGTTGCCACCACCTGATGGGGCATCTTTGGATGGGATGAATGGGATACCATAGATAGAATCTACGTGAATTCCGACTCCAGTTCCTTTGAAAGTTTGGATACCGTTTACATCGACTTGTACTAATGCTTCACCGTAAGGGTTTGGAATACGGACTGAAGGCATGTATAAGCCTTGTATTTCGGAGTAAACTTCGTGGGAACCTAGGAATACATTTGGATCTTTACCTGCTGCAATTCTAATCTTTCGTAAGAAAGTTCTTAGAGTGTCGTCAGTTAAAACTCCGTCTGTTCCTATTGTACCTGATGCTGATTCCACAGTACAGTCAAAAGTACCACTATTGCCATCTCTGTCAATAGTTGCATTTGCTGCCCAAGGATCGTACATACCGTCATAAGTACCACCTAATGCATCTTCTTCAGCATCACTTGAAATGATTCTGTCGAGAGATTCAAAGTTGGTTGTACCTGTGTTGTGTGCACTTGCCCCTGCTGCTTCTGATTCAACATCTGCGAGCAACATTCTATTCATGAATTCTTTATGCTGAACTGCCATATATAATCTGAGTGAGCCTAAGCCTCCCCAAATATCGTCTTTACTGTGAGTTGCGAGCCATTCCATAACTTCAGATGCACTGAAAGGCAACTGAGCAGTTTTTGGTCTAACGTCGATCTCTTGTAAAGTAGGCTTTACGGTTTCAGCAATATTTCCACCTTCAGCAGTACCACCTAGTGCAGTATTACCTTGGTTTGTATTCAAAGTTGGTTTGGCAGTTATTGCCCTCCAACCAGATTTGTCCCAAGGAACTTTTGGTAAAATACCAAAAGCATTTGCTTCTAAGTTGAGTTGAGCCCATGCATATGCACCAAATATAGCGTTGAAAACGCCAGATGTTGATGTAGTTACTGGACTATCAGCTTTTCTGATTAGGTTTCTATTGTGTCCATAATAGAGTGCCTCTAGTTCGTCAATAGTTCTGATTTGAACCATTAGAACCATGCCTCCTCATTTGTAGGAGTGTAGTAATCACCTTTCAAAATCTTTTGTGCTACAACGGATAATCCGTCGAAACCTTCACTTCTTGCATCTTTTAGAACCATATTCAATTCTTGTCCAGATTTGTTTACGGTTTCTAAAGATGTAGTTGGTCTTGGAGTCTCAGTGGTATAATCAAAGTTAGTTTTCTCAGATTTCTCTTGCATAACAAGTTCTTCTGGATCTTTCTTTGTATCATCTGTCTTATCGTCGTCTAATCCTGCTTGCACAGAATTGGATTGATAAGTGTCTGGGACTTTAACATCTGCACCAATATCCTCATCATCTGAGTCTGCTGGTTTGACTTCAAGTTGTGTCTCTGGTTTCTCTTCTAGAGCCTTTGTAAGTCTCTCATCGAGTGCAACTAGTGATTCTGATTGTGCTTTAACGTGTTCTGTCAAAGTTGAAAGAGTTTCAATCAAAGTTTCATCAAAAGATTTTTTAGAATCTTCCTCGTCTTCTTGTTCTTCCTTGTCGTCGCTTGTTTTTGCGATTTCTTCGATAGTCATGTTGTTATAGATTCTATTATATAAGACCTTATAAAGATTATGTAAACACTTATATTACTGGTGTTTGTGCTCGGTACAACCTCTAGCATCCCCAAGGTCGTCATTAATCTTCTTGATTTTTTCAGTATATGATCTTAAAACTTCTGCATTTCGTCTTGACAGTGTACCTTGGTAAGCAGCACCAAGTGATGATCCATGATCACCAGATACAGCCATTCTTTCACCAACTTGTGATACTTGACCATTATCTGTATTTGAAGTACCTTGTACTATTGAATCTCCATGTGATATTTCTTTACCAGAACCTAATTTTGAATGTCTTTTACTATCTCCTCTTGCAAGACCTTCTCCATCAGTATGTTCTCCTTGATCAAGGGTATCATTTATTGGAGTTGCTTGCCATGTCCCTTCTGGGGCTTTATCAGTATGTTTTTTAGGTAAACTACCTTTAATCTTTTTTAATTGTTGTATTTGTGCGTGTTTTTTATGGTCTTGAATATATGACCTTAAATCTTCATTTGGATTTAATAAATTAGACTCCATTCGGGT